AAGTTCGTTTGCAAGGCATACCTTTTTGGTCTGCATAAAAATCTTCCCAAGAATCAAATTCTTCAGGCAGGGTAGAAGTATCATCTTCATCAACCCCTACGATTGCAGTGACAACCATATTGTCTTCATCTAAAAATACATAATGAGCCATAATCTCTCCCTAACTAAAACTTATATTTCCTGAACCAGCAGAAATAAATAAATGCTTTTTATCTCCATTAGTTTCTTCTGTAGCAGTCAAACCAGCTCCTATTGTTGCTGTTAGTGTTGAACCAAATATCAGATAAATAAAACCAGCTCCACCTGATGAGTTTGTTCTTCCACCTTGTCCTGAGTTTGTAGCTGATGTGAAGTTTGAGTTGCTCACTCCATTTGTTCTTGTTATTTCTAAACCACTATGAAGGAAGAATTTTTGACCTGAAGCGTTGCCTCCTTTATTTGGACCAACTGTGAGGAATGAACCACCTCCACCTCCTTGAGCTCCACCACCTCGACCTCCTTGACCACCATTGTTGCCCTGTCCAGTTGTGCCTGAACCACCTCCATAACCTCCATCAGAGTTATATGGCAAGTTTTGAAACACAGTTCCACCTCCACCTCCTGAACCTCCAGATTGACCTCCACCACTTCCAGATTCGTAGTTGGCAGAGCCTACTCCACCTCCACCTCCTCCAACAGCTGTGTATGTTCCACCTAAATAGACAAGAGTTGTATCTGAACCATTGTTTCCATTGTTTCCTGAACCAGCTCCACCTCCACCACCTGAACCACCAGCTCCTATTGAAACTGCATAATCTGTGCCTGAAGCGAAAAGGATTGCATTGCCTTGAATGAGTCCACCTCCACCACCAGCTCCTCCATTGTGCATACCCCAACCAGCGTGAGACCTTCTTTGTCCACCTCCACCACCTCCAGCTTGGATAAGGTATTCCATTTGGAATGGGTTGGCTGGTTCTTCTAATGATTTGGCAATGGAACTAAATTTAGAACCACTGAATCCAGCATTTGTGAATGATGCTATAGACATATTGTCCTCCTATGAAATCTCTGTGCCAAAAATGTTGAATGAAACATTTGCATCTGATGCACCCACTGAAATGACATCTGAGGCATCTACTGTGATACCTAGTGTCATAGTTATTGTGTCATTAGCACTAATGGATGAATCGTATGCTAAATAATGTTCATTAGCTAAAGTTGCTCCATTAGGTCTAACTGCAATTCTGAAAGTATTTGATGCACCTTCTCTATTGCAAATAACTATTGTTGAAACCACAGTCTCAGTCGAAGCTGGAACTGTGTATAGTGTGACATTGTTTGCTGAAGCATCAGCAACTTGTCCAAGTGTTTTATATGCGTTTGCCATTTTTCTCCTATGCTCCTATTAATAAAAATTGGTCGAATTGTGTTCCACTTCCTCCTGCACCTGATGCGAAAAGAGACAAAGCACTTTCCCCACCCATACCTGAATGGTTTGGACAGTAGTAGTAGAGTGTTGGTGTTCCAGCTCCTGTAGCTGTAGAAGCACCCATTGTTTCAGGTGTTATTTCAATCTGAACATATGCGTTAGCTTGTCCAGCAGTTCCTGAGCTAGTCACATTAGTTGTGAACTCACTACCTGAAGCGTGTGTTCCATCTTTTGTGACAGAAAATTTTAGAGGATGCCCTGAGACTGAAGCATCAGAAACATCAAATTTATATTTGAAACCAACTGCTAAATCTAGTGAAGGAGACTTAGTTCCTGAAGTATCTGAGCCACCAGCTATATAGAAAACATTTTGTGAACCTGAGCCATCATCAGCAACTGTGACAGTTAGTGGGACAGTTAGAGTGCTAGTTCCAGCTGTGATGTTATCAAGAGCTGTTTGTGTTGCATTTGAAATTGGAAGGTTGTTTAGAGTTGTCTTTTTGATTGCATTTGAAGCACTTGCATCAGCAATCATAATCTCATCACTTGTTGTAGGTGTGACAGAAGATTCTGAATTGATATCTACATTGATTGTGACATCTCCACTGTTGCCACCACCTGAGAGACCACTTCCAGCAGTCACAGCAGTTATATCAGCTGTGAGTGATGTGTTTGCCCAAGCTGAGCCTGTATAGTATTGAAGACCACCACCTCCACCTGAACCAGTTATGTCTAGTAGATAGCAAAACTGTCCTTCAGTTGGGGAAGTGATTCCTGTTGAAGCATTGTCTCTAGCAGTAGGATTAGCAAAAATATATATTGCCCTATTGACTAACTCTTGCCAAAGGGCAGTAGTTATCAAGTCTCCAGTTGCGTAGTTTGGTTTATATGCCATTAATTTTCTCCTAAATATCTACCAAGCTAAGTTGGTATCTTGTCCTAATTTTGATGAACCCAACACCCAAGCTCCAATTTCAGAACCTGCACTTGTTGATAAATTCCAAGCCCAAGTTTGTGAAGAAGCATCAATTGTGTGAGATATAGATTCAATATGAACATCAAATTCCATAGTTGTTGAAACTAAGGTTGGAACTTTGACAGTTATCTTGTCTCCAATTTCTCTACCTAATGCTTGAACCCATAAATTTGTATCTCCAACAGGATTAATAACTAACCCTTCAATTCTTGGAGTTGTAGTGCTAAAAGATGCAAGTCTCTGTTGTGCAATAGATAAAGCATCTGTATCAGAAACATTCAATGTATCTGTCAGAGATTGTTCCCTTGAACCAAACTCATCAACTGAATTATTGTCTTCAACTTGTTGAGCTACACCACCTTTTCTAGCAACACTGATGATGTTTGAAATTCTTGATTCATCAAAGTTGGTTATGACATCAGAAAAGGGAAGTTCTCCAACACCATTTCCAAAAGTTGCATTTGATAGGAATTGTTGTGTTCTTTTATAATTTCTGTCTCTAAAGATACAGTTTCCATCTGCACCTATAAAGAATTGACCTTGTTCAGCTTGTTCAACTTGTTTCAAAGCTGTGAGCAGATTTGTGTCTCTAGATTGTCCAGCTTGGACATCCATTCTTCCTGTTGAGACTGTTCTGTCTGCATCAGCTATACCAAAAGCATCAAGAAGCCTATTGATTCTCTTAGAAGATAATTCTTCCTCATCTTCATAGCCAAGTTTCGTTGTTTGTCCTATTAACGACCTTGCAGAGTTTCCAATTAGCCAACCTCTTGAACCAATAGTGTTGAGATTGAATAATTTGAATAAATCAACAGCTTGAACTCTAACTGTTGAATCTGAACCCTGACCACCAAAGCTTTCAGGATAACCTGTTATAAAACCTGTGAATATTCGATAAGTTTGTGAATCATAAACAGCAGATATTCTTATCTTTTTGAAAGGCTTGACTTTAGTCTCTCCAGCACTTGAGTCATAGTATGGACTAGAGGTATTGAGAGGGTTGAACCTGTCATCAGTATTATCCAACACCACAGAACAAGTTCCAGTTTGAAATTCATCTAATGTGTGTTGCCTTCCTCTGTTTGTATTGATACTCCTCACATAAGCTGAAACATCTGAAAAACTTTGTGAAGCATCAAGTGGGTTAGAGTCAAAACCTATCTCAACAGTTAGGTTGACATCTGAATTGAATGCTACGCTCATATCAGTATCTTCTTGCCTTGTTTCTGCAATTGAATAACAGCATCTTGAGTCACTGTTTGAAATCTCTCACTATCAATTTGCAATGTAGTGAATATCTTCACTGGTTGATTTGTTGAACCTGAACTTGTGTTTCCAGTTGTGTTGCTACTTTCAGAACTAGCCAATTCTCCAAGAGTTGGTGGTGGTTCTACTGCTGGAGGTGGACTTCCTCCAGTTGGAGGACTAAAGCTATCAGGTGTTAGTCCTGCACTAGCAAAAGCATTTGATATCTCAGAAACTTTTCTATTAGTTAGGTCTGCAAGTTTTTCAATGGTTGCCATAAAGCTTCCACCTTCAAACTGATTGAATGCATCTTGTAGAGCTTTGACTGCTAGAGCTTCATCTAATATGTTTTCAGCAGTGACCTTAGAAGCTTCAGCTAAATCCTTCTTAGCTTGAATCTGTTCTTCACGAGCCTTCTTTTGGTCTTCAATAGCTTCAGCTAAATCCTCTTCAGCTTTTTCAACTTCTTTGACTGCATCAAAGTATGAATCAGATTGAGCCTTAGATTCTGCTATTAACTCATTGAGTTCCTTTTTAGCAAGAGCAAGTTCTAACTCCATCTTGCGAGAACCATCTTGAGCTTCAGTCAAATCTAAGATTGATTGCTCTAAGTTTATAATTGCAAGTTCTTCTTCAGCTGTGACTTCAGTTCCATCTTTTTGTAGAGATGTAGCTTTAGCCTGTGCATCTGCAAGTTTTTGTTGAGATACAGCAACTTGGATATTTGCATTCTCAAGTTCGCCAGTAGCTTCTTCTAAACGCTCTTCTTCACGCTTTCCTTTTTCCTGCAAACCAGTCAAAGTTTTTAGAGAAGATAAAGCACCCTTCAAAGCTCCTGTATATTTATCAAACTCAACAGCTGATAATTGAACAGCATCAATTTGGTCTTCTACTGCATCAACATTATCTTCTTGAACATCAGTTAGGTCTTCTGTAGTGTCAGTCAGTTCATTGACTGCATCCATATTTCCTGAATAGACATTCTCCATAATCTTGTAGTTAGAAGCAAGATTTTCCATTTGTTTTGCTTGTGCTTTTTCAGCATCATTGGCATCACGAATAGATTCTGCATAGTCGTGGATTTTATCCATTAGACCAGCTGTCTCTCCACCAAGCTTATTGAAGATGCTTGATAGGATTTCAGAGCTTTGAATAAATTTTATAAATTTGCCAACCATATCAAAGAAGATTGTTCCTAAATCTTGAAACAATTGAAATGATGTCTTTAGACCAGCAAGGATATCATCTCCAAACTTATCTAAGAACTCTTGGACTACAACTACACCTTTGCTAAATGCATCAGTTAGAAGAGGCAATATATCTTGAGCTAACTTAGACAATAAAGGCAAAACACCTGAAACAGCTGGAAGGAGCTCTTGTCCCATTTCCAATCCTGTTTGTCTTAGTTCTGCTTTTAGCCTTCTAGTAGTGTTAGCAAAAGAATCTTGAGTGTTATCTAAGTCTCCAATTGCATCTGAAGAAGCTTCAGTTATTAATGCAACTGTTGCGTGAGCTTTTTCTAAGTTTGTTAGTTCTTTGACAGAAGACTTGTTTGTCATCTCCAAAGCTTTTTGTTGAACATCAGTCTCTTTGATAACAATACCTAGAGACTTCAAAGCTTCTCTTTCCCCAGTCAAAGCTGAGGTCATAGCTCTAACAGCTTGTTCAGCTGGAAGGTTTTTCAACGAACCTATATCTCCAGCAAGAGATGCAATAGTTTTTGAAAGCTCTGCTGATTCCTCAGCTGTTGCTCCCATTGCATTTGTCACACCACCTGTGAATGATAAAAGCTGTTGAAGTTCAGAAGAAGTGAAACCTGCTTTGTTTGCAAAGTCATCAACAAAAGAACCAAGTGATTTCTCAGCTTCTTTGAATGTGACTTGAAAAGCGTTTGCACTTTCCTCAGCATCAGAACCTAATTCAAGAAGTTTGCCACCAGCTACAGCAACACCAGCTCCAAGAACTGTTGCACCTTTAGTAGCTACAAGCATTCCTTTTCCAAGAGCTTTCATTCCTGATGAAGCTACATCTCCAACTCCTTTTAGTTTGTTGAGTTGTGACTGTGCTTGTTTGACTCCAGCTTGTAGTCTCTCAGTGTTTAGAGCTAACGACAGCTGGATTGGAGTTCTACCTCTTTTAGCCATTTCTTCTAATCCTTATGATGTCTGATAATTGCTTTGAATATTCTTGAAGTTCTCCAAAGCTAAATAGTTCTAACTCGTATGGTTTTATTCCATAGAAGTGAGTTAGGGCTGGAAGACTCTCTCTCCATTCAGCCCTTAGGCTTTTGGGATATCATCTACCTCTTCTTGAGTCTTGACTGAATTAATCGTGAGCTTTGCGAGAATATCATTGTATTTGATATTTTTATCTTCTCGTTTAGCCAAAATAAAAGTCAAAGCTCCAAGAACTTCCATATCAAGCATTGATGCTTGACCTATTGCCTCCATTGCACCTAGACCAGTGAGCTTCTTGATTTCTTTCCACTCAAGTCCAGTGATATCTGAATAATCCATCAGATACTGATTGTCTCCAACAATAATTATTGGATATTCGTTTTGTTCTGACATTATGTCCTCTTATCTCAATCGTGAAGCTTGTGCTCTGCCATAGAGACTGTCCACGAATTTATCTAATGCTTTTATATAGTCTGCTTGAAACTTAGGTAGCTCATCAGCTAGTTGAGGGTATATAAAATAACCTTCTTTTCTTTGAGGCTTCCAAAGTTTTCTTGATAGTGGATTTCTAACTCTTAGAGTCGCAGTAGCTCCAAAGCCTTTTGACCCTACAGATTTTCTAATCGTTGTTGCGTAGGGATTATATCCACCGAATTCAACCAATCTTGCATATGGGTTTTTCGCTGGTGTTCCAACTCTTATCACAACTCCATCTTGAAGTTTTGCTGAGCGAACACTAGAAGCTAATGCACCTGAATCCTTTGGCAGTTTAGATTTGATTTTTCCAACCATAATCTGACCAAAGTTTTGATTGAATTGTTTATAAAGGTCAACAGACTCTTTTCCTAAAGCTTTGACAGCTTTGATTTGGTCTGCAATATCTACACCTGAAACTTCAATTAGAGCTTCAAGTCCTTCTATTCTTCCTTTGAGTCTTGACCTTTTACTCACTGACTAGATTGAGCCACGAGTGAGAGCACCACTCACTAAGAGTGAAGCTGAAAAACTAACTTTATCTCCAGCAGAGCTGTCGATTGTGTAGTTAGTGATTAATGCGTTCCCAGTGTATTTAGGGGCTGAGGATGTGTCATTAGGTCTGAAGTCGAATGCAACTACAGCACCATCAAACATTCCTGCAATTGCTGAGTCAGCAGTAGCATCAAAGCTTCCACTGATATCAATGCTGAAACCTGAGACTCCAGCTATATATGCTTCATTGTCATCCCCAAAACTTGTGACAGTCAGGGTATTAATGTCACGACTAAGTGACATAGAATCTACATAGCTTGTGAGTGCAGTGCCATCAATTGTGATAGCTGAATCTTTTCCTGCAATAAATGCCATTTTTATCTCCTATATATTAATTTGATTACTTCTTGTTAGGGCTAAATGAAACTTGAAATGTAGCTGAACCACTTGTGACAGTGACTACTAATCTGACATATCTATTGATTGTGCCAGTAGGGGCTATTCTTTCAGAACCAGTTCCAGTGATAGCTGTGAATGCTCCACCAGTCACATCAGCAAAACTTGCATTGTCTGCACTAGATTGCAATTTGACTGCAATGTTCGCAGAGCTGTGGGCTGTGATGTGGATGAAGGCTTGTCCACCAAAAGTAGTTGATGAACCAAAATCAACAGCAGTTGTGTTAGCTGTTGCACTTGTGTTAGTTAGAGCATATATGCTCAAACCTCTTCCAAAATTATCTCCAGTGAATGAAGAAGAAACTGCTACTGCATCACTGACTGAGGAATCTATTGTGTAGTTTTGGATTTTTGAATCCAGCACAACACAAGGCTCTCCAGCTGTTGTTCCATTTTGGAAAACTGTTAGTGGGGTAGCTGTAGTCACAGAAAAAGCATTTGCTAGTTCTTCATCTACTGCATCTGTTCCACCATCAAAGAGACCACTGATATCTATTTGAGATGTGTCGATTCCTGCAATATAGGATTCGTTATCATCTCCAAACATTGTTGTCGATATAGCGTTTGTGTCTCTTGAAAATGAGAAACTATTGAAATAACTTGTGAGGTCGAATGCTCCAAATAGAACACCTGAGTTTTTTCCTGCAATAAATGCCATTATTCTTCCTCTTCCATTAGTTTGTCTTCAGGAACAATCAATCCCTGCAACACCATCCATCTAGGTGGTTGTTTCACAGTGATTTCATCTCCTGCTTTGAAATCTTTATCTTTTATGTTCAACTCAACTTTTGCGTAGAGTTTTATATTTTTCTTAGCCATTATTTACTCCGATAGTATTGCTTCAGCTTCTACTTGAATTTCTATTTGGCAGAATCTACCTTCATCAGACAAACCATTTTCTTCACTAAAGCTTCTCACTTTAGAAACTAAAACAGCTCCACCAATAGTTGAATCATCTGCCAGTTCATCTATAACTTCTTGAGCAAGTGCTAAAGCTCTATCTCTAGCTGAACTTGCAATTGTGTCTCCTGCACCTGCTTTCAATGCGTATGTGAAAACAGACAGGTCTAAATCTTCTGAATATGTTTTTCCAAAGGTCTCAAAATCCATACTTGAAGAAGCATCTCCAAAGAATACGAATTCTGTTTTGGGAGCTCCATCTGCTGGAGGGAATTTGAATATATCAACCCCACTAAGACCAGCTCTTGCTGATAACTTTGTTTTGAGATTATCTCTGAGAACTTTTATCTGTGAATTGATAGCCATTAGATACCAAAGACTTTTTCACTGTTCTCATCAAGCCATTGGTTGACTTCAGGGATTCTTGTAGGATTCTTGAACCCACCACCTTGAGTGACAAGTGCAATGTTGCCTAATTCATCATTGAACGAAGTAGCCCTGTCAGGAATATTCGAGGCAACAATTCTATCTACTAAGAGTTTGAGTCCAATTCTGTCAACACCATTTCTGATGTAGTCCCAGCCATATTCATATTCAATAACTACTGGAAGTGGAAACTCAGCTGTTGGTTTATCAAAGAAACCATCTGTTCTATGAATGAATCCTGCATTTTCATCAATAACAAAATTGTTTGTTGCTATAGATTCTCCTAATACTGAAACAGATAAAACCTTTGTGATATGGAAACTAGGAGGGGAGATTATTCTGTCTCCTTCTCCAGCTAGTGCAACTCTGTTGTATCTTGATGACCAAGAGACTCCAGTCCATTGTTCTAGTAGTTCAGTTATGGTTTGGCGTTCATTCAAGATATCTGCATCTGAATAATCAGTAGCTGAAGCAAGTTGTGAAACATCAAAGCCTCTAGCTTGAGCTTCAGTGAATATTGGGAAACCAAGTATTTCGTGATTAGTTCTTAGTTTCTGTGATATAGATTCCCAAGTTCCAGTCCAAACAGCATAGAGTTTATTAACATCTGCTGTGTTTGAAATTCCTAAGTCAACATAATAAACACCTGTTCCATCATTGGTTGCAGTGACTGCATTGAGTATGACAGTCCCACCTTCATCAGTGACAGTGCAAGTGACAGAACCTGAGGCATCAGTTAGAGTGCCATCAACATATGAGTTGACTGCAATCCTACCTCTAGTGTCTTTGTATATGTGACCAGTGCCTTGAGCTACTTGATAGCCAATCATAAATTACTTCCTAGATTTCTTAGATTTAGATTTCTTTTTCTTTTTGCCCATATAGTGCTTGGGCATTAGCTTTTTTCTTTTCCAGCATTAGCTGAGGCAGTTTTCTTAGGAGCAGACTTCATAGCTTCAGCCCAACCTTTGTTGATAAGGTCAACTGCGTTATTTTTATCTGTGTCCCAAGTTTCGCCTTTTTTAGGGATATCTTTGCCATTGTATAGACCACCAATATCCACGAGCATTTTGATTTTCATTATTTATCTCCTCAATTAACTCACTGGAACACTCAAAAGGTTTAGTGAAGGATGGAGTCGAAACTCCGAAGGTGGAAACCCTCTAAGTATTCCAGTCAGTGTCCATTGCTGGACATTGACTTTCATCAGTTGCCTGATAAAGGTTATGAAAGGGACTAGCCCATTTTCATATGCTTGATAGCATTTGTATCTAACAAGTCTCCATCAGCTCTGTATATGAATCTGAAAGTGACTAAATCGTTAGCAAAAGCGTAGTCAACAGACCTATCAACTTGAATGCCATTAACTTCTCTAATGTAGTATTTGCTATGGTCTCCATAGGAAATTACTTTCTTAGTTGTTGCAATTGCATCAATGTTTGGGTCAGTCAATACAGGAACACCTAACAAAGTGTCAGGCATACCGAATTGAAGACCTTGTTGGAAGAGATAGTTGTTATTGCTATCTTTCAACTGTCTGATTTCTTTTAGAGTTGAATCTTTCATTATGAATTGAGAATTCACTCTATATGGGGCTGTGACTGAGTGCATTAGGTCAATAACTTCATCAGAAGTGATTACTGTTCCACTAGCACAAGTGACTCCAGCTGAGGAAGCGTTCATTATGCCATTAGGCTTTGATGAACCATTAGCTGTTGCAAAGTCTGCACCAGCACCATTTCCTAAAGCTCGACCAGCATCATTTGCAAGGAAAGCTTCAATGTCAACACCTTCATCAGCTAAAAGCTCTGAAGATACTTGCACTAAGTATGCGTATTTGAACGCACCTAATGTGACAGAAGCACTTGTTGGGTCAGATTCTCCAATTGCACCACCTTCAGCAACTAATGAAGCTGAGGATAATGCTGTGACTTGTGGGAATTTTATATCTTCGCCACCAGCTGTAGGAACAACAGTTGCAACATTTCTGACAACTGCATTTTCATCTAACTTAGCAATGATTTGGTCAAAGAAACCTTGAGGGACTAAACCACCATCATTGGCTTTGTCCAAGTCTCTTTTTTCAAAATTGTGAGAACGAACTTCTCCTGTAGCAAAAGCACGAAGGATTTGAGCATCAGAAGTGACTTCTTCAGCTTTATCTTCAAGAACTGGCTTTGTTTCAAACATAGCCCTTGCTTCTTCTGCTTTTTTGTTGCTTTCCTCTAAGGAAGCTAACTCAGAAACTCTGGCATCAATTTCAGACATTCTGTCATTCATCTTGTCCCAGTTTTCTTTTTCAGAAGCATCAAGTGAACGCTCTTCAGAGATTTCTCTGTCGTTCAATTCTTTCATTTGCTCCCAGAGATTATTTCGCTCTTCGTATAGTTTTTCAACTATTGGATTACTCATTATTTCTCCTAGAAATTGTGAGGAGTGTTTCATCAACGACTCCTCGCTTATCGTGTGGGCGAAGCCAAATTGTTTCATCAACGAATCTGACCTCTAAATCTAATCTTCTTTATATAAAGGATGTTCCTTAGGAAGAAGGTCATTGTCAGTTATATATTTTGGGTCTTTTGGTTTATCGTTTTTGACTAGATAGGCAAAAGCCTTCAATCTAGCTAAACCCCAAGCAACACGACTGATGTTTGGTCTGTGAGATGTTGAATATGCTCCAAAACCTCTTCGAACTACTTTTTTGGCAACAGTCATTCTCAACCTTCGCCAAGTTGCCATATTTTTTTCTTTTATTTCATCATTATGTTCATCAATGATTGTTTGAATAGATTTCTCTGTCTGTTCAGAAAATTCTATCTCAACATCTGAATCTCCCTCAGCTGAGCCTTTGGGATTGGTCTTTGAACCTTCTATTTGGTCTTCAGGTGGAGCTGGTGTAGATTGCTCATCATCATCTCCATTCCTGAGTTTCAATAATTGAAGTGTTCGATACCTAGTATCAGAGTTCATTGATTTTTTAGTAGTTCTAGTCTTCTTTTCCTAGCATCAGCATTGAAAACTGTTTCTTCTTCTTGTTGAAGTAGAGATTTCAATTCTCCTTTGTCATTAGCATTAATGAGTTCGTTCAAATCTAAACCACTCATATGAGCTAAGTTTCTAAAGCTTCTCTCTGCCATCACACTTGAATCTTGATAGGCTGGGAAAGCTGTAGGAGATACTTCATACAATCTTGTTTCTAATACTTCTCTAACTACTGGTTCTTCTGCACTATCAGAGACATTCCATCTCTCATCTAATACATCAAATCCAAAAGATGAATTTGTGACATCTCCTCTTTCAATCATCAAAAAGGCTGACCTGTGATGAGGGATATCTAAATCTAAATTAACTTCATAATGAAGCCCAGTTTTATCTTCTGCTAGTTTGAGTGTTCCAGCTCTTTTAGAGCCAAGAACTAAAGAAGTATCGTGATTGAATAAAGCTTTGATGTCATCACGAGAGGTTTTTGTTCCTCTTTCCTGAAGAGTCTTATTGAAAGCTCCATCATTAATGACTTCTACGAAACCACCACCAAGAACTTGTGACTTCTTGTTGAACACTGAAGCATAACCACTAATGACAGCTTTTGAACCTTCAAGGGTTCTATATTCCATAGCATTAGCAACATATCTAATATCGTGTTCAGGTGTTGGTCTCACTTGCTTAGGTGTTGAAGTGAAAACTTTGTCTTTTGTTATTTCAGACATTCTTTCTCCTGTATCTTCTTCTTCTAAAGTGGCAACATATCGTTCTGCCCATTTTTGTGCATCCATTTGATTCTCCTTATTGATTGAACCTCCCCATAAGAGCCAAGCAACTTGACCTCTTGAAGGTCTATCACTTGTTCCAGCTAGAAATTCATCTGCATCATCAGAGTCCAAATCCGACCTGTGCCTTGAAAACCAAGCGTTCATTTTCTTGGCTTTTTCGTGACTGACTTTTCCTTCAGCCATATCACGAGCCTCATCAATGGTGTCTTGGACTAATCCATCTCCACCAAATCCTTGTTCATAATATTCGAGACCTCTTTTTGCATTGTCTTGAATATATTGAGGAACTTCTATATGCTCACGAAGTTCAGGTTCAAATTTATCAAACCAATTGTTGATATATTGAATCCATTCTTGTGGGCGTTCTTTTGAAGCTCTCTCTAAACAAACTTCTTTTGGTGTATCTATAAAAACAACTTCTGCACCAAATTCATCTATAAATCTTCTTCTATCAGCTTTAGTTGGAGCTGTATGAATTATCCAAACAGTAGAGCTGTGACCTTCTTT